ATGTTTACAGCAGCCATAGTCTTAGCATTAGATACTGCTACCTGGCCTGCATATCTATAATTATCAGCCTGGTATTTACCCATCTTCTTAGCAATGGTTGCATTATCTCTAGCTATAGTAAAATCATTTACCCCTTGCCTTAGATTATATGTAGCAATTACATCTGCACTATCATAAGAAGCATAAGGATCTAGGTTACCAGCTGCTGCTCTTGCAGTATTAGCTGCTAAGACCCTGTTAAGTTTTTTAATAGAGTTAACACCTTGCTGTTTATATGCCAGGGCATCAAGACGTGACTGACGTTCTGTTATGTCAGCTTGTCTGTTGTACATTTTCTGTTGTGCTTTTGCTTGCTGTATAGATGCATAACTTCCAACAACAGCAGAAGCGATTGCAATTACGGCTAAAGTTGGTCCACTCATTGTCCTACACTCACTTTATAATCTAAACTCAAAACCGTCAGGAATACTGGTTGAGTTTGGGTTATTGTTATTTGTGCATCCCTGGAATAACCAAGGAAGCCATGTTGTTTCTTTTTTCCTGTAAATGATGTAACGCCACCAGCACCACCAAGTGCAGCTGTAGTTTGCAAAGGAACAATCTTTCCATTAAGTGCTAGGTTTTGTGATAGATATACATTAGGTGTAACTTCTAATATTCTTTTTCTTTGTCCAGCAACAACGCCACTAGGCAATCTAAGTTCTATTGGATTAGTTTTTACTTCAACGCTGTAATCTAAACCAACCTCAAGATATGTAGATGGCTGACCACCAGCTGTTATGTTACCGCTAGAAACCACTTGATCTGCATCTACAATATCATCTCGTATTACTTTTGTAGTCTTGCCATCTAAATGTGAATGACCTCCATAAGTAGTGCCTGAAAATCCTGTAGTCTTTTGTACCGCACTATCTGTTGTAAAATCTTCATCAAATATTTCTAAATAGTATTTTGTTGCGCCACCTACAGTTCTTTTAACTATTGTGTAGATGTCATCAATATCTACAGCTACATCTTTAAAAGTTCCATCTGTTACCAGGTGTGATGGTGCTACAATGCTTTGTCCTTTGTTTAACATGAATGCAGCTATCTGACCTGAATGTTGTAGACTTGCTGCTCTGTATCCTGTTGTGTCCTCTCCATTAACAATAAGAAATAAATCACCTTCAGTAGTATCCGTTGCAGAACGCAACGCCATCTTCTGTGGATCTACAAGTAAATGAGATGCAAGCAATGATATGTTATTAGCAACGTATGAAAGTTCTACATCACTAAACAATAGTTCTCTTATAGCTTTACCAGATCTTTGTATAAATAATGTGCCACCTTCGGCAGCTGCTGGTTTAATAAAAGGTTTTGCTCCACGTTTTGTACTAGACTTAGCAACAACATTAGAAGGTGTTATTGGGTCTAGGTCACCTTGTGGAATGAAAAACTCAGCCCCTGTGGTAAAGACTTGTAAATCTCTACCAGAACGTAAACCAGTAATAGTATTAACGCTGTCAGTAGCTAACGTAATTTTAATAGCATCATCATCTAATCCTTCAGCTGCTTTAAAGTTAAAAAAGTTTCCAACCTTAGAACCACACAATGTTGATGGTAATGATGCGCTGCCTCCAAAAAATAAACGTCCTTCATGGAACGTAGCGGTAAAAGGCCAGCCTCTAGTATTTGACCAGGCATCTTCATAACCACTTTCTTTTATATAGTTTCCACTAGCTATAGCATCGGTACTAAAAAATGGTACCTCTACTACTGCTTCTACTTCTGTAGCAGAATTGAATTGTGTTATTCTTGCTCTACCAAATCCATTATCAGCTTCTAGAAATTGATCTACATCACTTGAAGAAAATATACTAGATGACGCTGTGATTGTTACTGTGCCATCTACTTTATCTGATGTAATAGTTCCTGATGGACTTGTTGTGGTAAGAGTAAATGCGTGTTTAGGTACAGTAATTTCTGATACTAAACTGGTTGCTGTCCAGGTAGTATTGTTTGCTCCTCTTACTAATTTAAACGGTGCAAAGTTAGGATGAACAACAATCAACGTGTCAGCTGATTGTGTAAAACTTAATTGCTGTAAATCAAATGTAGATACGCTGTATAAACTTCCTACAGTGTAGTCTAAATAATTATTACCAGATCCATTTATATTAGTAAGCAAAGTGCCTGCTTGATAAAAATGCATACGAATTGTTGTTTGATTATTTATAGCAGTCATAACAATCATAAAAGATTGTGTAGATGAAAACTCAAATGGTACTAAGTGATGACTGTTAGCTGCGCCTTGTGCAGTTAAATCTAAAAGAAACTTTAACCCAGGCCTTCTACTAAAACCTCCTTGAGGTTCAAAGATAACATTCTTTGCAGAAGAAACACTGGTGTAGTATTGCTGTAAGTCTAGTCGTCCATATAGTAATGGATCTATCTCACCAATACTAAACGATGCTTGATATTGCTGTACCCTACTCATCTAATATCTGTAAGCAGATAGTCACCCACTACAGATGGTGTCTGCCCTCCACTATCGATAGATGCAGCCTGTCTAAAAAAACCACCCCTCATGTTTTCAGCTACCGTTCCTAGTGCAATTTGTTTCCAATAATCTGATTTAGTTGTTTGGTCTGTAATTACTTCAGCTAAATGCCAAGCCATTTGATAGGCAAGTAATGTTACAAAGTATGAAGGCATGGACCCTTCACCTACTGCCTTCTGATAATCTATATGAATTTCTGTTGCGTCTGTTCTTAAAACAGCTACGCCACTAGCTGCTTGTCCTACTTCCCAATCTTTAAATAATTGTGCGCCTGGTGTGCTGCTTGTTCTTACTGCTTCAGGTACACCTATAAGCATATCGTTAGGAAATAAATATTGATATGTCCATTCGTTTTGTGGTGTGTTGCTATCTCTTGAAAGCTGTGTCTTTGCAATAGTGAAAGACCACTTGTACATTCCTAATGTAGAAAACTTTACTTCTTTATAGATGGTGTTGCAGGCTTGTGCAGCTGGAGAACCATCAGAAAAACTTGTGATAGCTTCCGCTCCTAATAGTAACAACGATTTATTACAAATTGTTACATCTGTGTCACCTACTGCCATCTATGCCTCCTTATAATAGGAAGGGGGGTTTCCCCCCCAACCTTGTTATTATTAGTCGCCATCAGTGCTTGCTAGTGTAGTACCATCGTTCACATCAACAACCGAACCAGTGTTCGATAAGACATAAACTAAAGTAGCAACCAACGTACCGCCTGTGCTTGAGTTGACAAAGATCATATCGCCAACGCTAACTTCTTGGGCTACTGAATTAAAGTAACCTTCAGTGTTAGCTGTAGCAATAGTATCTGCTGTCGTATAAGCGAACATCTGAGGGGCTGACCCTTTCTTAGACTGTCCACCGATTGGGTTCCACCCATCTCTACTAAACGCCATGATTAAGCCTCCCTACAGACAACATCTACAATACCGTCAGTATCGATTGCGATACTTCCCATAGATAACTTGGCTGTCACCAAGAAAGATGTTTTTTCTGCTATATAATTAATTTCAGTTGAAGCAGGCATCCCTACTGCAACCCCTAGTGCGGATTGATGAAACGCAAAACAAGTACGATCACTAGAACCATCAATAGATAATCCACCCTCATCCCTGTCACCAAGAATGTGGAATTGGAAACCCATCATGCTTCCGATCTGACCGCTTATCAAATTTTGTATATTCTGATAATCGGCACTAATTGCTCTTTCATCACCAAGTAGTCCAGCCAAGTTGTTCGCATGAATAATCATGTGACGATTTTGGGCTGGTACATTCTTAGCATCCATAGCTTTCTTCGCTGCAATGATCTTACCCATGTTAAGGTCAGATGCTGCTGCACTACCAGTTGTAACAATAGTGTTAGCCACTGTGCTACCAGCTGATGCAGCTGCCAACGCATCCAAGATGATTTGATCTTGTCTACGTCCGATAGCTGAACCAACAACCTGTGCAAGTTCTCTTCGCTCATCAAAGTTGATCTTGTTTTGAAGAAAGATATCGCTGTATTCTGATGCGGAAAAATCCGTAAGAGAACAAGCGACACTTGAAAAACTAGTGTTTAGAGGAACCACGTCAGTTCCTGGAGTTCGAACACTAGCTTGTCCTTTCCCTACCTTGGGAAAGTTAACCGTAGAACCGACAACGCCAGTTCTGGTTCGTGCTGCGCCAGTTAATACCGCTGATCCTTGGTACGCTTGATGTACCTCTGCTTCGAACAGCTGAGTAAACGCTGGCGACAAGTTTGCTCTTGTTGTCATAATATGCCTCCTAGCATAAAAGTTACGTTTACATTACTCGCAACAGTTATCCAGAAAGTCTGGGCTGTAACCTACGGCATACGCTGCCGCAACGACTGATTTCTCAGCTGCCAGAACGGCTGTGGTTACAGTTATCGTTCACAATAAGTTATACCTTACAAGACCCATCTTGTAAAGTTATTTGTATCGCTCCTCAAATTCCTTCTCTACTGACCTAGTGTAAGATGGGTCTGTTCCATATTTAGGATCTGCCATCTTAGAGTTAATCCTATTACGAAAATCATCTTCACTTTCTTTTCCAGCTTGATAAGCAGTAGTAGTTGGAATAGTGATATTCTCGCCTGTCATTGCTCTAACCTTTTGCAATAGACGTGCGCCTGTAGCTGTACCACCCCATATATCTATTTCTGACAATTCATCTTCAGAGATAATTCCTTTACCTACTAAACCATTTGCCCAGGTAATATTAGATTTAATTATCTCATCTGCATTTTCACCTAACGCTTTTTTCTCCTGTGCGATAGATAGTGTTTCTGCTTCCGCATTGACCCCACCCATCTCCATAACTTTGCCTGCCAATCCTTCAAACGCTGCTTGTGAAATACCATTGTCTTTTGCCCATCCAGAAAAAAAACCTAGAAGTTCATCACCTTCAGGAATGTTATCTCCTAAAAATTTTGTATCATACTTTCCATCTTCAGGGGCTTTGTGTTTTCCCTGAGAGAATTGTTTTTCTAGATTTGAATATGCATCCACAATCTTTTCTAGATTAGGACCATCATCATCCCAAAACTTTTCTGGATACCATTCAGGTCTTTCATATGGACCATCATTAACATCTTCGTCTTGTGGCTCAAGATGTGGAATTTCTCCAGGCTCTTCAGTTTCAGTATTTGTTACTGGTTCACTTTTTCGTGCCTCATCCATTAAACCTTGAGGTTCAGGTTGTTGCTGCTCTTCTGTTTTTACAGTTTCATCAGCAGCCAGTGCCTCATTCGCTTGGCTCATTTGCTCTCCTTACACGTTGTTGTATCTCTCTCACAATAGAGTTCTGTCCTTCTCTAGCGTAGCCATAACTTGCGTCTGCGCCAGGAACCCAACAGGGTTGATCAAGAGTTATTTGTTTAAGATGTTCCAAAACTTCCCTGCCTTCTGCCGTTAAGAAACATTTCCTGTATGCGATATCTAGCTTTCGTTGTGCATCAATATCGTTAATCCGTAGTTGGTGTACGTTAGCATCTATGCCATCCCATCCTACAGAATTAATATCTCTAATTTTATCTGCGTTGTTAGCCATCCATTACCTCTCCTTCTTGAGGTGGTGCAGCCCCAGCTTGGTCAGGTGCTGCTCCCTGGCCTGCTTGGGCTGCTTGCTGCTGCATCTGCATTTGCATCTGTTGTGCTTGTTGAATTATTTGCGCTCTTTCTTCTGGAGTAGTTCTAAGAGATGCATCAATTCCCATATGATCTAAAATGTAGTCACCAACCTTTTCTGGATTAACAAGGGCCATGCCTGCTCCTCCAAAAGATTGTGCTATCTGCATAAACTGTAATACGTTTTGTACCTTCTCCATATTAGAAGCCATAGCTAATGGTGATTGAGGTTCAATGTTTACTTCCAGGCCATTTACTTTTAATGGAAGATCTACCATACCTTCTTCATCCATTAATTCTAATGAACGTCTAACGATTGGATACATTGTTTCGTTTATCAATCTTCCAAAAGCTGCACCTAAATTTTGTGATAGTTCTTTCATACGCTCTACTATTTCAGTAGCAGACCTTGCTGACATATTGTCAGGTGGTAAACTTTCATCGTACAAAGTTTTTTTAATATTCATTCTTAAATCATTCGCAATAAGTTGCGATAGATTTGTATCACCAGATCTTGGGAGCGGTGCCAAGGACGGTCCTCTTGGACCACCATTGGAGGATACGCCAATGATTGCCCCTGGCACTATCTGAATAGCTTGAGGGTTCAACACGCCATCATCAACAGCGGTGAACACGCCACCTATAGAAAGGGAAGCATTTTTCAGATTTAACTCTATAACTTTGTTAAGTGTTTTAATATCAGGAAGAGCATATAAACAAGGACCTCTTCCCATAATTTCACCTGGTGCTACCATAAACCTACTGATAACCCATGGTGAAGATTTTAATTCTTTATGTAAAATTTTGTAGTCGCCTTCCATTGTCATCAGACAATAATCGACTTTACCTGTTTCTTTATTTGGATACGTTGCTTCAAGCAGTTCAATATATTCGCTAGGTCTTTCTCTATACTTAGACAAAACCTCTTCTGGAAATTCAACACCAGGAAACTCTTGCTCGACTACTTCAAACGGTCTTTTAAATTTTCTAAAAACAAAATTAGGTTTACCGTCTGGTCCTTCATCAAATGTAATTTGATACATAGGAATAGCTGTGTACCTAATAGGCTGTAGTTCATCTCCTTTTTGAATTAGCATTACAGCTGTGCCAACAGCCAGGTCTAACAAAAATTCTCCAATCGCCAAGTCAAATCCTGATTGACGCATGACGCTGAACATTTTTTGATTATACATATCCAAAACTTGTTGTGCTTGAATATGTCTTTCAGGAGGAACGTCTGAACCTGGACGTAGCCTGCACCATTGCTGTTGTGGAGGAAATAAAGCAGACTGTATTCTGTTGGCAAATCTTGCTGTAGAATGAATAGCGGTACTATCAAATACCCTCTTCATTTTGTTTTGACCAGGAGTGTCCTGTTCATAATATCCATCGTATAAATTACGCATAGGCAAACAATATTCGTAAGCCTCTTCGTAAATACTACGCCACTGCTCTTTTCTTGTTTGACAAGAGCCGTATCGTTTTTTTAATTGTCTAACCTCTAACCCTGCCATCCTATGCCTTCTTATTTTTGTTAGCAAAGTTCCTGGCAGCTTCAACGCTTCCAAACCCCCATGCTTTTAATGCCAATGCCTTACGAGTTGGTTTACCCTTCTCGTCTTTCATTGGACCTTTCATCCCAGCAAAACGAGCAGCAAAACTAACCCTACGACTATCAGTTCCACTAGTCTGAGGCCTCTTAAGGTTAGCACCCTCTGTTTTCTTAAAATGCTTTCTTCCAGCTTCATTAAGACCACCACTGGGGTTTTGAAACCTTTTAGCAACCATAGACTAAGCCTTTTTAGTTTTTCCATACTTCTTAGCCATCGCCTTTTTCAGACCGCTCATCTTCTTGTCCGCTGGCTTCTTCTTTGCCATCGGTTTCTTTTTCATTCCGTACATCCGCATCCTCCTCTCCAGGTTTGTACTTTCGATGCCTTGGATTTCGTAACCAATTTTTATCGGACATTGTTAGCCCCTTGGATTACGGACACCACCAAGATTAGAAGCAAGCTGTTGTGCGCCTCCTTGTACCTCTGGTGCAACCCTAGCACTCGACATCAAAACTCTTGCAGATCTACCACGTCTAGACTTACGTCTAGATGCTATAGTCTTTCTTTCCCTCTTCTCTTCCGCATCCAGTGCCTGCGCCCTACGTTCTTCTTCAGGGTCAGTCTTTGGAGGTGGTGGAGGTGAAGGACTTGAAAATATACCGCCCATATTAAAACACCCTCGACATCATATAATAATCATCTCCTTGAGGTCCGTACTTTCGTAGCACGCCCTCATTTTCAAAGTAACATACTTTTGCCCACTTGTAAGCAGGGATATTTCGTGAACAAACAGTGATTTGTAACCGTTTCATTTCTAGTTTGTTCGCAGCGTACTCAAAAAACAGTTTAGATGCACGATGCATTCTAAATGATTTACGACTAATATCATTGCTTGGTATTAACCAGGCTTCGTAAACGCCATCCCATAATTTCCATATTCCAAACATTGCATATATTTTATCCTGCATTGCAGTGAAGCTGTAACCTTTTGTAACAAAATTTGTCAGGTACTTAGAATAGTCATCGAATAGTTCACGATTTTTCAAATCAAACTCATTGAGTTCAATCATATTCAAATGCATAGGATGCCAATCAACAATTCTTTGTTCAGGCCAGTTGAGGCGCATCTCTTGTGTTAGTTCTTCAGGAGAAAACATCGAAATCCAATACCTTTATAGTTTGTTGCATTTTTGCAACACCTCCTTTTTTAGTAACCATATCTCTATGCTCTCCTCCTCCAAGCAAGCAATATCCAGCTGCATCACCAACGTGCGAGTGTTCATTCTTGTTTGGTGTAGATCTGTATCGTTCTTGACCTGAACCCATACTAACTCTTTTGAAGTGATACCCTCCAGCAAGTGATTTACGCAACCTCTCGCATTTCTTGTTTAATAAAAATCCTGGCTTACCTTCAATCAATCTCTGCATGGGGATAGCAAGAGCCTCACGTCTAATTTTAAAATCGTTTGTTGCACATGGCTTCGCATAAATATCTAATGTCCTCATGTGATCGAAAGCAGTTGTTTCATAAATCTGATCACGCTGTTGTCCAGCTGGGTCACCCCAAACCATAAACTGTGCCTTGGGAAAATAAATTCCCATTTCTTCTTTGAGCATTGAAACAAATCTATTTAGACCCATGTCAAACGTAACTAGTTCATGCAAGACGTGCCATACTCCGTTAGACATTCTTTGTGCAAAAATTGCTGCTGGTGTTAATCCAAAGTCAATACCTACTTGTACAGGAACGCCTGGTTCAAATTCTAAATCCTTAGACATAGTTGTATCGTCATATTCAGGCCAGATAGGCATTCCTTCTTGGACATAAGTGTAATCTCCTTTTGCATAACACTTAATCCAATCTAATTGCTTACCACCTAATAATTGCTCGTAGTATCCTGTCGGCAAATTTTTTAGGTTTTCTGCTTTAGCGTTTGTTCGCCACCATTTACCAGCTGCTTGCAAAAATCCATTTGCTTCTGGCATATCTTCAGGAACATCATCGTTATCTACTTCGATAACACCAGGAGGCTGCTTAAAAAATTCCCAGGCATATTTACCTGTAGGTCTATCTTTGCCTTCAGCTAAATGAAAATACCAATGATCCGTATCCATAGGGTTTGTGTCGAGTATTACACCATGCCAGCTTGGTCCTCCATCATTCTTAGTTGGGTATCTACCCACTCTATGCGTTAGACCGTCTATAACGGCTTTAGGTAACTCTCTGCATTCATTGACCCATGCACCTGTAAGTTCTAATGAAAGCAGCTTACGCACGTCCTTTGGGTCATCTAGGGCTAAGAAAATGACCTCGCAGTCTATTCCAGCAGCTTTGCCTTTAGATGGCAGTTTTATATGATGAGTTATTGGAGGAGCATACTTAACATGGCCCCAGATATGTTCAGGCATTAACTCAAGCCAGGTCTTAAGAGTAGTCGTTCTAAGCATCGGATGCGTATTTCTTACTATCGCAAATCTTGAATACTTGATACCATCTCTTGGAGAGGGCTTCTGTTGTACGGCTCTGCGCCATAGTTCAGCGCAGCAGGCATAGGACTTGCCGCTCCCTACTGGTCCTAGAAGTCCTCTCACGAAACCTTTTGATTGCATAAACTTTGCAACGGTGGGGCTTGTACTAAAATCTAATTTAGTTACAGATCTTCCCTCTGTCATATGCAAACTCCAAATTTAATATATTCCAATATCTCCACTACTAATAATCCAGCTAATAGAAATACTATTACTGTATGATACGCATTCCATAAAAGATATTCATATTTATTTTTCTTCATCATCTACCTCCTCTCCTGGCATTACCATTTGTATATCAACAACCGCTGGTTTATCCCCATCCTTCTCAGTATCCAGAAGGCCAGCAGACTTAGCCAGCAGCTGCATGACACGAACCTTATCGACTAGTTCAACCTCAACAATATCTTCACCACTTTGGGTAGGCGTAATCTTGACCTTTCTAATTGCAGCCAGCGCATGGTCTGGAATATCTTTAGCATCCTTTAGTTCCAGCTTCTGACCGTTCCAATCGAATATGTCAGTTATCTTAGCCTTCGCTATTCCTAGCATTTCATTCGCCAGGCCATCACGATTGTCGTAGATTATTTGTGAGCCTCGCAATCTCTTGCGGATCTCGCCCACTCCACCAAATCTACCAACAGGCGGCACTACCCTTTTTGCCATTAAAACATTCTCCCTTGGTCTGGATGTTCCGTTAGCGGCTTGAAGGTAATATCCACAAGTTGATACTGTCCTCCATATCTAGATTGCAGCACATGACCAGTTGGCTTGAGTTGACGTAGTTCACCTACATCTAGCTGCATCATATCTTTGCCATGCTGTATTCTCATGCCGCCTTTCTTGATAGCCTTCTCCACCTCATAATCCCTGACAGATACAAACTTACCTTGCCAAAGTTTCTTAACCTTTTTTATGACCATGGATCACCTCCGCTGTCACCAGGATTACTCATGCCTGGTTTTTCCTTCTTCTCGAATAACCTTATCCATACTTCTCCGTTCTTATCAGGAAGAGGTAAGGCTTCAAGTTTTATTCCTGTTATCTTTCCTTCCTTATAGAAGGCAATACCCAGGTTGGTCCATCTAGTAACAGGCTTGCCATTCTCGTCTAGCTTGTCTGTTTCCTTTGGCTGTACTACATCAAATAGTTTATCTACTTTCATAGCTTGCTCCTTTCTTTTTTTTGTAAACCCCAAAATATTTTGAGGGAACCCCCCTAACGATACGGTAGGTGGCACCCCCCAGAGGGTCCATTTTCTGACCCAATTCGTTACTCACCCTGCATCCTGGGCCTTTAAATGCAGTGTTTTTGTTATACCCCCCCATGCTATTCTGGGAGGCTGTACAAAACCTAATGGTTCCTTTGGGATTTGTAATCACTTAGGTAACCTCATCTTGCTAGTCATGTGCTTGAGTATATCCTTTACATCCTTACCACTCTTAGCTTGCTGCTGTGATACCTTCCTGGACATGAAGTATTGCAATGAGTAAGGCGGTTGTTGGTTCTTCTCTCTCTTCCAGGTTACAACACCCCTGGCATCTTCTATGAATGATAGGATTGTATAGCCTGACTGTAGTAGTTCCTTTGCTATAGCCATCTGTCTTAGGTCATAACTCCAAGGCTTGCCATAGATGTCTTGTAGTATCTGCCCATAGTTGTTGCACAGTTTCCTACAATCTATTTCTTTAATTTCCCCTATAGTATTTATACTAGTTAATTTAGTAGAGTTATTTACTAGGTCCACCTTGTTATCTAGTACAACCCCAGGCTTGTTATCTGTATCAATACCATTACCCTTACTAGGTACAGCTTGTACAATGTCAGGCTTGTATTGAGTATCTTTATCCACAGCTTTAATACTCTTACGTCTTGAGCCTGTCCTTGCCACATTGAGAGTATGCTTGGCAATCTCTGCCTCTATCTCAGGATCTCTATCTTGTGCAGGCTGTCCAGATATACAATCATCTAATGTCTTTGTAGGATCATATATCACACGCCACAGCGCACCACGCTTGCCGTAGTTCCTTCTTATGTCAGCGTTCCTTAACTTCTCTATGTAACCGTATTCTATTAGCTTACGCATATGCTGTGACACTGCCTGCTGGCTACACTCCAGGACCTTGGCAATGTATAGCTGGTTAGGAAAGAATACACCTGTCCAGCTGTTAGCATGACTGCAACAAATAGCGAATGCTCTAAACGTCATTGGATACTGATTGAACCTGTTATCACCATATGCTCTGGCTGGCATAATCATATGCGGACCAGGACACTGGAAGGAACCGCCAGACTTAGCTGGTGGATCTCTAACTGGATCTGGTGTTAGCTTAGTCTTTCTCACCCTTCACGCCTTCCTGGAGAGGTAGGTTTGCTATCTCTTTCTTCAGGTCCTTGGAAGGTATGACGATTATCTTGATACCACGATGTAACGCTAACACTAGTTTCATTTTCAAATTGTAAACGTCTGTCTTGTATCCTTTGACTTCTATCACAACCTCGCAGCCTTGCTGCCCATGTTGTCCTTCTTCTTGCCTGTCGATATAGCTGAAGTCTGCAATGTAGTCGCATATCTTCTGCCCCCCTATCTCGCATTTAATTCTTGGTTGAAATACCAAGTGTGTTATCTCACCAGCTTCTACCCTGGGCTTTAACTTAAACCAGTAGTAAGCTGCCTCTGCTTTACTCATAAACTTGATACCGTCTAGCTGGTATCTTTTATTTCCAAACTTGCTGGGCCTACGCACCGCTAGCCTCACAGCCTTCACGCAGTATGATCTCAACCATGGATGCAAGACTGCGTCTTTCTAACCTGGCCTTATTCTCAACCAGCTGCTTAACATCAGGGCTAATCTTCACATACATAGGCACCAGGACTACCTGTATTTCTTCAGGCTTTTCCTGTTTCTTTTCCAATGTTTACCTCCTATTAAAATAATATTTCGTAGATAGCTTGACAATATACCAGGAATGATTATATTAACAATAGAGAACATGGCACGAACAATATTAACCAAGGAGGATACAATGCCAAACACAACAAAAGCAAAAGTCTTGAACATCAGTAGATTAAATAACTCAATCAATGGTAACCCAAAGTATGAGTTTGTTTTTTCAGGTATCGGTATTGCCAGGTCAGCTTCAGATGCTGGCTGGGTTTACGGTTTATCTGCTCACAGCATTCAAGGTAAAGACGTAGTTATAACTCATCACACTACGCCAAAAGGTAAAGTGATTGTAGATAGTTTGAAGGAGGTAAACTAATGGATTGGATATTTAATGACGGTGGAAGAAAGAAGGCAGGCTATCTGGGTAGCGCAGGAGATTGTGTTAGTCGTGCAATAGCTATAGCAGCTGGCCTAGATTATGAACAAGTTTATCAGGCCTTGGCAGAAGGTAATGCAACAGAGCGTAAAGGTAATCGTAAACGATCAGCCAGGAACGGCATCCACACAAAACGTAAATGGTTTAAAGATTACATGGTAAGCCTGGGCTTTATCTGGGTGCCTACAATGCAGATAGGTTCAGGCTGTAAGGTACATTTAAAAGCTGAAGAGTTACCAGCTGGCAGGCTGGTATGTAATGTGAGTAAGCATCTATGTGCAGTTATCGATGGTGTCTTGAATGACACCCATGATTGTAGCAGGGAAGGTAAACGCTGCGTGTATGGTTACTGGATTTACACAGCTAGACAAGAGCAGGCAGTTTAGAGTATGTTAGCAGGGCGGCAGAATGTGTCATCATTCTCATTCCTCCCTGTCGCCCCCTGGTCCAGGCCTCACAGCCTGGGCCTTTTTTATTTCCCCAGAACAAATCAATCTATCACTTGCAATTATAAATTAAATAGGTATATTAGAAGAAGATGACACGAACAAGGAGGATACAAAATGCATAAAGTTATCGTTTCAATATTAAGAGTATCGACTAAGGAACAGTCAGTCGATAACCAACAACACCAAATCAACCAGGCATATCCTGGTGTAGAAGTTCACTGGTTTATAGAAGAAGGTGTATCAGGTAAGACACCTAACGCTGAACGTCCAGAGTTCTTGAAGGCTACTAAGTTAGCTAAGAAGTTAGGTGTTCCAATCGTAGCTGCTAACCTGTCCAGGTTTGGACGTGACCTAGCAGAGATCTCTACTTGGTATCGTGACAATGTAATGTCAGGCCAGGTGCAGATGATTGCATTGGACCAGCCAAACTTAGAACCTGAAACAGCTGGTATACATTTCACTATACAACAGATGGAACGTATCAAGATTAGTCAGCGTACTAAGGCAGCGCATGACAGGCAGAAAGCAGAGATAGAAGAGCAGGGTTACTTTGTATCAAGAGCAGGCAAGAAAGTTTATAGCCTGGGTAATCCTAACCAGGCTGCATCTGATGCAGGCAATGCCACTATCAAATCAAGAGCAGATAAGTTTGCAAACAAAATCCTACCAGTAATCAAAGACCAGCTGGGCCAGGGTAAAACTATGAAAGATGTTGCAGCTTATCTTAACGATGAAGGATACCAGACTGCAAGAGGTGGTGATTGGTATGCTTCAACAGTCAGCAATGCATTAAGGAGGGCAGCATGATTGAGTTAATTAGAGATTGGACAGCCAGGGATTGGTTGTCTTTTGTTGGTCAGCTGGTAGCAGCTATGGCCTTTGTTGTATTTATCTGGGCAGCAATCTGGATTGGTTGTGCGCTAAATGATAAATGCTATTGCGATAACACAATGGGAGATCCGATATGCCAGACGTTAAAGTAACAGGTAAGAAAACAATAACAGGAGAAGAGTTAGGTGCATCAGAAATGCCAGCTGTTCTTCTACATAAAGATGCCTACGGTAACACTAGGCAAGAGAAACTAGACGAACACAAGAAGGCAGCAGCTGGTGTTGAAGTTGTAGAAAAAAAATTCTTCAACAAGAATGCACTGCTGCGAGGTACATATCTTGAACACGCCATTGTTCCTTGGTGGTTAGAAACTCTAAAGGAAGATGGTATTAACTGTACAGCTGAAGAACCAACCAAAGCATTTAGAATTAAGGAAGCGCAGCTAGGTGCCACGCTTGATCGTATCCTTACTGTACCTAAAGGCTATGACCTGGTGACCAATGGCCTAGAGTTAAAAGGCAAAGGTGCATTAGAAGTTAAAACAGATTTCTACCACCAGGGTAAATGCAAACCTGATTGGATGATACAGGTACACCAGCAAATGATGTGTGCTGATTTACCATGGGCTGTCATTCTAGTTATGACACAGCAAGGCAAGCTAGTTACCTATGCATATAAGAGGGATGATAAACTTTGTAATCAAATCCTTGATGCAGCTAAAGAGTTTTGGAAACTACTTAAAGAAGATGGTGACTACCCTGTAGCTGTTGAACCAAAAGAGCAAGGCCTTAAAACTGTAACCGTAGATGCAAAGGCTGGGGATAACCTGGACCTGGAAGTTGTAGCCACTGACCTAATGAAAGCTAAAGCAGAAGCTAAGTCATGGGGCAAGGTAGCAAAAGATAACCAGGAGATCTTAGAGTTACATATGGATAGCATTGATGCTGACGTTATGAATGTTGGTAGCTATCAAATCAAATCAGTTACAACACAGAAACCTAAGAGAACGATGGTGGATGTACCTGGTCAATTTATAGAAAGCGCATCGTTCTCAATCAAGGAGGTCAGTGATGACAAATAAGAATGTTATCCAGCGACAGATGCTGGAACCAACCAACCTCAAAGAGGCAAAAGAATTTGCAGAAACTTTATCTAAGTCTGGATTAGTTCCTAAAGAATTTCAAGCCAAGCCAGCTAACATATTAGTAGCTGTTCAATGGGGATATGAGATAGGCCTTGCACCAATGCAGGCCCTGCAAAACATTGCAGTTATAAATGGCAGGCCATCGCTCTGGGGTGATAGCTTACTTGCCCTGGTCAAAGGCCATAAGAATTTTGCTGGGTGCAGGGAATGGATGGAAGGCAACATAGCTTTCTGTGAAATAAAAAGAACCCTGAACAATGGTGAGATAGAAGCTACGCTGCAACAGTTTAGTGAAGGTGATGCACAGAAGGCAGGCCTGTTAAATAAGCAGGGGCCTTGGAGGCAGTATCCAAAACGTATGATGCAGCTTAGAGCAAGAGGCTTTGCTATTCGTGATGCATTCCCTGACGCTATCAAAGGATTGATCACAGCAGAGGAAGCTATGGATTATCCAGCACCTAAAGATATAACCCCAGGAGAGGGCGTACAATCCATGCCTAGCGTTTCCAATGCACAATCTACCACGCAGCTAACAGATGCCCTTGAGCAGGCCTCTAAAGCAGAGGAACAGGCACACAAGGATGCGGTTATAGATAATATAGCTGACCATGCAGAACCTGGTGAGGACGAAACAGAAACCCCAGACCTGGACGATGAAGGTATGCCTTTGCATATACCTAACGGCACTGAGCAGCCAAAGGTAGAGCGTTACAATGTCGAGCAAGATTGGGCAGACAGATACCATGAGTTAATGTTAGCCATGTATCGATCAACCCACAAAGATCTGAACCCATCTATTAAAAGAACAAAGCTAAAAGAGTTTAAGGAATTAAACAAAGATGTTCTGGAAAGTATGGATGATCAGCAGCTGGCTAAAGAGTTAGAAACTAAAAGGCTTGAATGGAACAAGAGCCTAAGTATCATGGCAAGGGAGAACCCAGATGGAACAGAGTAAACAACGAATAGGTTTAACACCTAGACAACAACAGGTCCTGGCATTCTTAGTTGCTTATCAAAAAAATTCTGGAGTGTATCCAACAGTAAGAGAGATATGCAAAGGTAGGATAGATGGCAAGCAGGCTATGCCTAAGATGGCAGCGCAATCTAATGTTCATAGAATATTAAACTGCCTAGCCAGGAAAGGTTATATCCTTAAAGAGATTAATAGTCCAAGAGGTATAGCAGTTATATAAGTTCAAAATGGGGAGCGTCTATAAATGGTCGCTTCCCTTCACTACGTCTGATGTCTATGTATCTATTCATTGCTTGTTCCATTGTACCATCCCAATCAATTATATCTGGTACGGTCCAGGCTCCACCCCATCTAACTGATGTACCTAGTTCTGTAGCAGCAATCTTAAATGCATCAGCTACATCATCATAGACGTTAGCTTCCCAACAAACCCTGCCACTTACATAAGCAACAACATCAACAGCCTGACCTGTTATATGTTTACTGTTCATGGTTTGTGATGCGCCACTGTCTACCAATGCACGTTGCTCCTCAATGGTACGCAGTCCACACGTTACACCAAAATCTATTTTAGTATATTCAATAGCTAGTTCAGTCACAGCTACAAGCGCATCGTCTACACCATTAAGTTTATCAATACTTCGTTGCGATAGTTTGAACATTGGTACCTCCATTACCCAAGCCAGCAGACATAGACATTCCTGTCATAGTTCTCTTGCGTCTTTGACTTATTGTTTGTTTCTTTTGTTTATCGATTATGCCTCTCATTTGTTTAGCACCAGCTGCGCTAGGTCTGTACATAAATGATAGAGCCTGCATGAATGCTTCGTTATCCTTTGCCATTATCACCTCCTTCATATACATGGACGATCTCTGTTGTTGCAGCTTCTAAACAATCTTCTTTCATATCAGGCCATGTGTTATTAGTTTCTTGACACATTTTTAAATAGTGTTCTGACAGCTGTCGTGATTGCCTCATCACTACACTTCTGTACAGTTCAGCTTGCCGCTCTTTACTAAGGTTTTTTTCTCCTGGTTGTAGTTTCATTACGCTCTCTTTATTTTATATTTCTTAACAGCTGATTGCTTTAGTGCCTTGGCTGTTGGCGAACCTTTTGCTCCAGGCTTACGCATCTTCTCACCACTACCTTCAGCTATACGCTTACGCTTGTGATGTATGTTAGCCCAGAGGCCTGGCTTCTTTGTTCCTTTTGTATGTGCCATTACTTACCTCCTTTTGTATCTGTTTTCTTTGCCTTGTCAAAGCTACGCATTCCCCCAATGCCAAGCATTCCAAACATTAATGGCATCATCACACTCATGTCAGCTTGTGGTATAACAACACCAAAGCCAGCGCAGATAGGTGACACCATATAATTTATTCCCAGGGATAATCCGCAGATCCAACCAATCAATGGTCGCCATGATGCCTGGAACCAGTTACCTTTTGCGTCAGCTTTGAGTACCTCAATCTGTGCAAGCATAGCTTCCTGTGCATGACGTTGTGACATCGTTGCAATCTCATGGGCCAAAGCATTCTTCTGATCTTTGTCCTCAATAAATTTATCAAGCAGCCCTGTCACTGGACCAACAAGATTACCTAGTAGATTAATCATCGTGATACCTCCTCCATTATTTTTGTTATATCCCAGCTGCCATCACTACTCTGTTCCATCTGGACCTTTAATTGTTTACACTGCCACTGGCTATCAAAGTCTACACTTCCAGTAGTGTGCTGCTTTATCTTACGCTTAGTCGATAAGCATTCAGATAAGTTTTCATAAGGCGTATACTCTAACGGTTCAGTACCACCTGATGTCCACAACAATAAAACAAAAACCATCTCAATCATTTTGTACCGTAACCATTAACTCTTATCTTTTCTATTCTCTCTTCTATATCGTTAATTCTTTTTTCATAAAACTCCAATGTTAATTTCTGCTGTTGATCATATGGAGCCTGACCATTTTCTATTTGTTTCTGTAGCTTTTCTAATTCTTTTGCTAGATGTTCGATGAGCATGAATTGCTCACTGTCAGCAGGCAAGGAACCCATCTCACCCCTGGGCCACTTGATACGAAACTCTGTATTTTTTTCTAGATCTGATTTCATCATAGTTTGATTTGTCTGAATAGCATTTAGCTTTTCAACAATACCAAAGTATGCCCATGTCGCTACGCTTGCGGCTGCAATCATGCTAAGTATATTTCTAAGAGGAAGTGCAACCTCTGAGTTCTCATTTATCCTTGTCGTTTTTGCCATAAGTTATAACTTGTTTTCCCTCTGCTCCTAGCCATAAACCAAAAGCACCAGTCATTGCACCTGTTACTACACTGACAAGAGCAGCCTGGCTATTGCTAGGGTTATCTAATGACATAAACCAATTAGTCACCACGAAATATTGATAACTCATTATTATCATCATGGCCCTAGGAAGCACCTGGTGTTTCTTTGATGCTTCTAATATCTTACCTACCATCATAACATTCCTCTTCTTTGCATCCCATATAACACAGCAAAGAGTAGCCCTATAAATACAAAGAACCCAATTACCCACAGTAAGGTAACGCCTATGTTTTCTTTTAACTCTTCAATCTTTCTTGCTCTGTCTTTAACATCTTGTTGTCTTTGCTTTCTAGCCTCAACACAGAACCTTACATAGTCTTGATGTAACCCTGGCCTACCCAGGTATATCATCATTTGTTTTAGTTCATCTTCTTTCTGTTTTATCCCTTCGAGATGCATAAATGTTTCTAAATCGTTTTCTTCTTTCCCAGTAAATGTTGACCAGATACTGTTCTTTCTTTTATTGTGAGCAGCTGCAAGAGCATCTTTGCTATCAACGAATTTAGCAATGTGTTGCGCACAGTCAGTTAGTTCCCTGCCATTGCTGACAAATTTCTTTATAACTGAATAAGCAGCATTGGCTGCTGCAACATACTCTAACAATCATCATCCCCTATTTGTTAACCTTCTTAGGTCTACCCCTTTTCTTAGCTTTAGGTTTATCTTCAGTAGGTTTCTTCTCTACCTTCTTACCTTTAGCTAGCTTTGGGTTTAGTTGTAGTAAACTCATAACCATATTTTTTATCCACCTCCTCACTTAATAAGTCCTTCGTAAATAGCAACCACTCCACCTAGGATTGCGCCTAGCCAAATGATAACTTTAATACCGCCTCTTCCCATAGCAACCTGGTGACGCAAAGCCTTAATCTCTGTGGTGTTTTCTTCTGTACACCTGTGTATGTGTTCAATCTTTTCTTCCATGCGAGCAAGTCTAGTAACGACATCATTCATAGGTGCCGCCTCTATTACCTTCTTTGGTCTGCCTCTTGCCGCCATGTGTTATCACTCCTCTAGTAGTGTTGGGTCAATCGCATTAATCTCATCATCTGTCATAGATAGTTTTCTGTATGCAGAAAGTTTATCATCTAATTGTTTTTGAGCAGCGGTAGTTAGTTCTGTTTGTTTTGTTTGTACCTCTGTCCAAGTTGGTGCAGTCGTACTTTCTTTCCAAACAGTTTTAGTTTTTGTTCCACCTATTGCTTTTAAATTTTTAAACTGTGTTGCGGTTGTTGGTGGTTCTCCTTGATAACCTAAAAAATTATCAAACGCACAAAGAGCATCATCAATATGAACCTTAGTTCTTTTACCGTTTTCATCTTCGTGCCATCTATATTTATTGTGTATTGCCATATTACATACCTCCTATTTTAATATCTCATCAATGAAACAATAGAACCCAGAATTGTGCATTCTAGTGTCATCACTTTGATTTGGATTTAAAACGCTACCAGGTTTGTTAGAAGAGCCAGTTCTTACCCTCCAACCCCATATTACATTGTGGCCTCCAGCATCTAAACTTGCTCTGTCTACTTTTTTATGACCCCAATGCATGGCTTGCTCACCATTGTCTGTGTAACCAACACCATAAAAAGCATCTGAGTTATCACTGCCATGTGTAGTTCCAGTATCTATATCAAAGTAAACACCAGAAAAATCCGCACTACTACCATAAGACTTTGCCATCCAAGTAAGATATATACATGACGTTGCATCATCATGTACTTTTGTAAAACTGCCTGACCAAACATTTCCACTATCACTAACGCTGCTGTGTGAATATCTAGTGTTGTTAAATATTGATGTTCTTTTTACAAAAGTTTGAGATACCGTAGCAAAATCAAATCCGTTTCCAGCTAAATTTGTACGCAGAAATTGTCCAGCACTGCCAAGAGATGTGCCTTGTAAATTACCAGAGGCATCGGATGTAACAACCTTATTATTACCAACAGCCAAGGCTACGCCTTTAGCTAAGAATTTCCAATAACTACCATTCTCCGTTCCAGAAGAAGATGGTGCCTGGTTTTGTGAAGCAGCCACTGCAATGTAAGTTGATACAACACCACTGTCAGTGTACTGCACAAAGTCATCGATTGCATATGTAGTGCCTGATGCCCATACGCCTTTATTTACTAGCTTGATACGTCCAAGATTAATAGTTGCCATTATACTGTTACCTCCAAGTTTCCTGTTGTTGCATTGATAGAGAAAGTTAGGTTCCTACTAGCAAAGAAACTTTCATCAAATAGATCAGAGGCAGTGCCATCTGTATTTGTTATAGCAATATTGTCTGCTCCTCCGTTAGTTGTTGTCACCTGTAAATCTTCTGCCACTCCATCACTGTTAGTATCTACGAATTTAAAACCATAAAATTCACTTGTGCCTGCATCACCATAAACAAGATCATTACCAGCATCATTAACAACAATAGCTTTAGTCTGGTTGTTAGCCATGTCACTTACTATGTCTGCTATAATTCTTGCTTTAGTTGCCATAATCTATTCCGCCTTTGGGTATTTATCTTTTACCGCTTTTAATGCTGCATAAAACTCACCTGTTTTATCTAGCTTGTTGTTATTAATATCATGCCACAAAGCATCTAGTTGCTGTTTGTAAACTGGATAAGAATGTTGCCTATCCCTTATGTGGCCTAGTTCTTTAGTTTTAGTATCACACATATTACCTAGTTCAGTTAAGGTAAAAGGCCTATCTCTTTTATCACACCAATCAATATCGTTTTCTAAATCAACAACACCATTATCATTTCTCAATATTGAAAACTCAAACTGTGGGTCCATGTCTTTAGTCAGTTCATTGATGGCATCTTCTACAAATCTTTTTTTCATATCATCCCTCCTATAACTTTCTTATCTTGACGTAACCCATACCTGAATTTCCACCAACCTGGTATCCGCCTGTGTTACTATTAAAGCCTCCAAGGTAACCAGAGCCTCCGCCACCAGCACCATTATCGGCTCCTCCGCCTCCGCCCCAGTAGCCTCCGCCTCCGCCACCAGCATCATTACTAGTGTAGGCGTTACCTCCTTGAGCCTGCGTTCCAGTAGAACCATGATCTGACGTACCACCGCCAGATTGAGTTCCACCTCTTGATGTACTTGACTGTCCTTGGCCTCCTGATCCTACAGTTCCGCCCCCTTCACCGCCACCATACCAGCCAGTATGTGAAGATCCTGATGTTGCTTCAATGTAACAGCCACCACCAGCACCAGCTACTGCCATTCTATCTGCTATAGCATCACTAAATGTTGCACCAGCAAAGTTATTGCCATTTGCTAATCGTAGCCTTACGTCTGTAGATCCACCACCTGACCCAGCAAATTGACTAGATTGCCCACCTTTAGAACCACCGTATCCACCATAACTAGTAGACGATGTGTTACTGTTACTAAACCTTGATGTATCGTAAGGGTTGGTTATAGGCGTTGCGCTAGATGTTGACTGTCCAATGTTACCCATTTGACCAACACGAATATATAATTTATCACCAACAGCTAAAGTTTTTTGACCCCAAACAATTCCGCCATGACCGCCGCCACCGTTGCCGCCACCCATAGCCCCAGCTAATTCCATATAATAAGTTCCAGCTTCATACACAGTCCAAATTTGTGACCCTGCTCCATCAGTAGCTAGATTTCCAAATGATGCCCCTGATATTAAAGGCTGGTCTATATATCTAAGTGCTAGAGAATTTGCACTAGGGCCTGCTGGCCCATGCGCTCCTGCGTTATCAAAGAATAAATGTCCATCTGACAAGGCACTAAAACCAGAACCAAAACCTAGAGTATTAGTTCCTGTTACTTTTACCACTTGGTCTACTGACCCAATAGCTGTTCCTGTAAGATTACCACTTCCATCTGTTGTAACTATTTTATTATTACCTAGAGATAAAGAAACACCTCCAGCAAATTTACTCCAATGAGAAGAATTTACTGTTCCTCCAGATGATGGAGTTTGTCCAGCAGCTGGTGTTCCGTTTACATAAACGTATGAAGATAACTCACCGCTATCTGTAAATTGTACAACATCCCTTTCTTCGTATGTCGTGCCTGCTGCATAGGTTCCTTTATTTACAAAAGAAATTTTTCCTAAATCAACGGTTGCCATCTGTTACCTCCTTATATCGTTGCTATCAAATGACCACTTGCATTAAGTGACCAGGTGAAACCTGTTGCTGCGTACACAACATCGCTAAATGTGTTATATGTACTGTTTGTTATATTATCTGCCCCACCGTTAGTTGTAGTGATTTGCAATTTATCTGCTACGTTATCACTATTACTATCTGATAGGACGAACCCATAAACTTCTGCGCTACTTGCTGCGCCTGGTTGAAATCTATTGTTAGCTGAAGAATAAATTAATGCATCGCCATCGCTAACGCCTGACGTAACTACATCGTTTGCAGCAGAAATAGAAAAATTAGCCAGGGTAAATGTACCGTAAGCTATAATATCTACTCTATCCGTACCACTAACACCTATAGCACTAGCAAAGACTACTGACGTACCATTAGTTACTGTCACGTCTACGCCATTTACCATCTTAATACCATTTAGGTACACGTCCACAAAGCCTGCATCGTAAACTAACGTATTACTATTGGCATCAGATCCTGTAATTGTTGTGGTGCTGCTAGTTACAGCATACTGGAAGCGGTTTGCTGTGCCATTGATTGCGCTGGCAGCCGTAATAAAACCGCCTGAGGCGAAAACTTTAAGTGCTTGCTGACCAGATTGTGTATGAAAATATAGGTCACCAATTTGTAAGGCCGAACCGTCATTTCTATTAGCTGGTGCGGTTGCAAACCCACCAAGGTAAACATCCGCAAAATTTGTAATGTCTGTTACGTTGTTTGCAGCTGTTGTTATCTTAGCTGATATAGGTCCAAGCGCACTTATCTGTGTATTTAGACCAGCTACTGTTCCAATAGTGTTGGCTCCAGATAGATTAGCACCTACTGTGTTGACGTTTGCTAGGTTAGTAGCATTGCCACCAATAGTGTTAACATTGCCAATATTATTTCCTACATTATTAACATTAGTAATAGCAGCGGCTACTGTATCTATTTCAGATACGGCTTCATTCAAATCATTAGCTACTGTTTCTACTTCAGATACAGCTTCGTTTAAATCATCAGCTACTTTAATAATATCGTTAATGTTTGTAGCACAGGTATTAACTGAATTTATGTTTGTGTTTACTGTACTAATTGCAGCTGCTGCATTTCCAACAGCCTGCACTTGAGTTCGTATTGCATTTACATTTTGAATAGCATCTGTTGCATCTGTGCCATCTTCTATGTCTGCCAAGGTAGCAATGTCAGCTGTTATAGCAACTAGGGTTGATACGTCAGCAATCTTAGGACCAGCTTCTGGGTTACCAGTTGTTGCATTAAAACCTAATACAGTTCCTAATCTGCTTGCCTTTACAGGCATAGTCATATCAATGTTGTCTGGGTCACCTACTGGTGCTTTTATAGATCTATTTAATTCTTCTTTGTTATCACCAAGCTGCATAGTGATTGTATCAAAGTCAGCTTCTAGAGATGCCGCTGTAATATTACCACCAGCTGTATAAACACTGGTTCTTGATTTAGGAACATCAGATTTAATAGCTACAGTTTGATTAGCAGTTGGTGTGTAGTTAGTAGGGCTAGTAATAAAAACAATTTTACCAGTGCCGTTTGTATTTAACCCAGCAGCGTTGTTACTATCTTTTATAGAGTAATGTACACTTTCTGTTTTCTGTACGTTATCTACAAATACTTTAATGTCAGAGGTAGCGTTGACCTGGAAGCTAAAAGAAAACTCTGTTAGTGATCCATTAGCAACAGCTTGTACCTTCCTTGTATTACTGTTAACATCAAAATTAGCCATAACATACCTCGCTTAATGTATATACTAAATTGGATGTTTTGTCATTAGAGAACATCATTTACCTACCCCAAACAATTCCTTTATGTTCTGCTCTCGTGCTGCTTCTACTTCCCCTAACGATGGTTTTATTAACAATCTAGGGTTAGTTCCCATCTCTTGTTTGAAACTATCTCGCTGTTGTATCAATGCAGCTAACTCAGGAAATTCATAAACCATTAAGTCTTTTGCATATGATTTATATTCGTTATCAATACCTTTTAGGATTTCGATACGATGCGCCCTGGATGCTGGCTCTGTTACAGCACCTATAGTAGATGTACTTTGTATCATCATGTTTTTATATGCATCGTTATTTATAGTTTCTTTTAATGTTTCTACTACGTTTCTAGGCATTAGGCTTTCGCCACCACTATAAATATTTGTTTTAAAATATTCTTGAGCAAATGGTGATTTAGCAGGGTCATTGTACAGTTCTACATATCTTGCATACTGTTTAGCGTTTAGCCTTATCTGTGGCTCACCCATAGTCTGTGATAGATATGGGAAAGCAAAACTTAGAGTTTCTAACTCTTTATTAATTTTATTAGCACCAGGCTTAGTCATAATACGCCAAGGCTGTATTAGTTCCCAACCTGTACCTCTAGTTTGTGGAAGAGGCTCATTCCATCTGTTAGTCTTAACTGGTAGTTCGCTAGAGCATCCAGATGTTTTAGAACAGATACTATTTAACATTTCATAGTATGCTCTTGTAATAGGATACATTCCTGTAGGCCTATCCCAAAAAGGCATATCAATATCTTTATACTGGTCATCTGGTATTATGCTAGACCCATACTCACTACCCAAGGTCATGTCACCAAACTTAGCACCTTCACCGTATCCTGATCTTTCAATGCTTCCTTTTATTTGAACACCACCAAGACCACCTGACATAACGTGTTCTTTAACAATACCGCCTGCCATAAATGTTTGTTTGGTTAATAACTGTACTAGTCTTTCCATTTTACTTTCATGGCTTTCAAACTTAGATCCAGCCAGGTCAACCATTTCTCCTATAAACTGTGTCATAGGCAAAGCAGTAGCTGTGTATTTCATAGTAGCTGCACCGCCACCAATCATAATATCTAGTGCCGTATCATCATTATCTAAATTGTAAATTATATCTGTAGCATCAGCTGCCATAGCTAGTGTTCCAGCTACAGGGTCATATCTTGCATAGCTAATAAAATCCCATTTATTAGTTTCTGGGTTTCTTATACCTATAGAATAAGGTTCGTTGTTTTCTAACCACCTTCTACGCTGTTCTTTATCTCTTGGACCGTAACCATTTATTACAAAGTTTTCATCATAACCACCAGAGGCCACATACATTGTTGTTCCAAACAAGGCCATGCCTGTAGTCATACGAACCAAGGCTTCTTTCTTTTCCCTGGCGTTACCATTAATAATTTTATCCCTCATTACTGAAGGCATCATTAATGCTAATGGTGTACGCTCTGATACTCTTCGTACAATTTGAGTTGGTGTTTTATAAAATGGAACCCAGATCTTAACGATTGGATTATTAAAGAAGCTACTAGCTGAACCTAATGTGCCAGGTAGGTCATCCTGGAAAGTAATCATTCTAGCAAACTCTGAAGCCTCATCGAATGTACCTTGGCTGTTTTGTGTTTTTACATATGTAGCCTGGTATACTTTTTGTGCAGCAGCATTTATTTGTTCTATTGTTTTTCCGCTATCTTTCATAGATAGACATTTTGCTTTTGCAGCATCACTAGCTGCACCATGTGCCAAGGCATCCATTTGCATACCTCTACCCATAGTTTTAAAAAATTCATCAATAGCTATCATAGGACGATAACCCATTGCTCTCATCATTATGCCGAAACCATCTATAGATAGAGCAGCTGCGCTTTCAATGTTTCCCCCTCCTTCGCCCATCAATCGGTTACGCAATCCAAATGCGTGTCTAGTGATTGACCTACCACTTACATCTAACTTAGAAACATTTTCTGTCAGTGACTTTTCATGTACAAGTGCGTGTGACATAGCCATGAGTGCTTGAGGAAAATATGTAGCGTGTGCCTTAAGCATCTGCCAGCTTTCTCCAAACTCACCCATGAAGAACCGCTCTATCATTTGCAGTTCCATCATTACAGCTGTACCAGCTGCGTTGTATGCATGGGTAACACCAGACGATAACAATGCTGTCTGATATATTTCCATAATCATTCTTGGTGTCATCTTAGCTGTTTCTAAGAATGTGTTACGCAAGAATTTATTTCTAGTCTTATCGTTAGGTAAGTTTTTGTAGGCAACCAACATTGTCCTAACAACATCCTCACCACCATTTGCTTCTAGAAACTCATGTACATTTTTATCACTTATGTTTGCAGTAAAATCAGATACAGTATTAGTATCCATCCAGGACCGTAATGCGTTAATACGGCTTTTACCTGGTGATGCAATAATCTTATTTGATACTAATGCTCTACCAATATCTTCTTGTGCGCCTACTAATTGTATTTGAGCATATGCACTAATGTTTAATGCCTGTAGTGCCTGGGCCATGTCTACAGCTTCACCAGACTTCTCATATTTCTTTAGAGATTTCTGTGCCATTATTTCAAATGACAGTACAGTACGTCTAGCTGCTAGTAGTTGGCTATCACTAAACAATCTATCACCAGGCTTACGCTCTAGTAATTGCAACATAATATCTACTGAACCAATTTTATTAGCATCAGCTATAATTTGCTCAAAACCTCTTTCACCTTTTTGCAGTAAAGGTTTTCCATCTGGTCCTGTAGTTTTACTGTAATGCTCATACATTGCTGCAATCAGTTTCTTAAACTGAACGTCAGCTGTATCGCCTTCTAATTTGCTATCTATTTTATTTAAGTTAGGAAGAACAACATCAAAGTCTATGTCATCTCTTTTCATAAACTTTTTAACGTCATTAAGTTCTTCTAATGACATGGAACGTATTAAAACATTACCACTAGTATCAGTAGTTGATATAGGGTTCTCACCCTTAATATTAATTTTTTCTTTTGTTTTCTTTTGTGATGGGCTTCTTACTGCATCACCACCACCCATGGTATTTGTCCAGGCATCAACAGCATCAGTTACAACACCAGTAATTTTTTTAGTAATATTTGCTTGAGCGTATTGTACTGGCTCCCCATCAGGGTATTCAGTCTGTACTGGATTTATAAACTCTTCATCTGCTATCTGGCCTGTGCCATCAATAACAGTTTCTGTAGGTACATCACCACCTTGAGGATATTGTGGATCTACGACTACTGACGATTGTTTATCAATTTCGTCTTTAGGTATAGACATTATTCACCTCCCTCATTGTTTATAGGAGGTGTAGTTGTGTCTACTCCTCCGTCTGTTTGTTTTCCTCTGTAGGCTGAGTTGTAGCTGTCTGATTTTGTCCATCCATATTTGGTGACGATTTCATCTTCTGCTGCTTCAACCCTGTCTGCATATTTACTGACGATAGAACGAACCCTTTCTTGAAGATCGGATCGTCCTCCGAAAGTTCCTTCCAAATAATATTCTCCATTAGGATACTCCTTCCAGCCTTTGCCACCATCATTCCAATTAGTATTGGTGACGTATACTTTTTGAGAGGACGCTGTACCAGCTTCTAACTTACCACTCGATGTCTTTATATCAGATATCTGTAGAATATTCAAGACTTTCCTAACTCTATTTTGGAAATCTGTAAAATCCTCTGCTCCTCTTTCACCCATCCAATGTACAATATTTACGCCAGTTTCTGTAGATGCTGGTGAATAATCAGAAGAACCAAATTCAGTAGTAAGTAATTCGTCTAGCTTTTTTGCTTCTGTTTCAGTAAATGGTCTACCAATGTTAACAACAACAGCATCTCTGTCTGCTGCTTTACCAGCTTTATAAAACACTCTATGTGCGCCAACGCTATCTTGTTTTAACAAAATACCTCTTGCTGCTGCATAAACTTTTACAAGGTCTAATGTAGCCTCATCAACCTCACCAGGTTGACCTTTGTACTTCATAGGCATTAATGCATATGTTTGTGTACCAGGGCTTACAACGCCTTCAAATATACCAGGAGCATCAAAACTGCCTGGAGATAGTAATCCTACTTCTTTAGCTATTAAATCTTTACCATCATCACCTGTTAATGATTTTGACAATGTAAAATGAAAATCAGCTTGTTCATTCATTGGAGCATTAAATATTTCTGGAAAGTGTCCACTAGTTTGAGATGGTTTTGTTTCCCATGATATCTGTCCTAGGTTTCTTTCTAATGCATCTTTGTAATCAAACTTCATTTGAGATACAGGCTTACCAGCTTTTTCTGCTTTCTGTACAACCCACATAGCTGCTTGGACCTGGTAAGGTGTCCAGCCTAGCTTGTTAGATATTCTGTTAACTTCATTTTCAATAAACGTATATTGTGCATCTGTAGGCATTTCATTCTTTTTATCAAAACCAAATATTCTTAACATATGCATATCAACAGTAACGCCTTGCGCTCTTGATGGATCTACGCTTGCCATAATATTATTATAGAAAGTATTTGTTTTTCTGCCTGCCCAATCCTCACCATCAAACATCTTTTGCAATCTAGCACTCATGGCTGTAGGAAATTTACCTGTTAATATTTTTTGCCCAGCTTTGTGTTGATTGTATGCTTGAATAGCAAATTGAAAATTAGATAATACAGGTGTAGATCCAGCACTTGTTATAGCAATAGCTTGTGCTATTTTATCTGCTTCATCTACATTACCATCAACTAAATCTAATATTGCTGTTCCAGAACGCTCATACCAGAAACGTCCTTCTTCTCCAGCCTCTGCTACTTTTAATAAATTCTTTCTATAGGCTCCTAGTTTTTGTGGATTGTTTATTTCTCTTGGTGCGCCAACATATTCGCCACTATCTCCTGGCCTACGTTTTACAGGGATAACATTAGCTGGTGTAATCTCGTTTGTTTCTACTGTAGGCGTTTCTGCAACACCAGTTGTATCATCAATAATTTGATCTACATTTCTAGCTGCAACACTTTCAGCTGAAGGTGCAATCATATCTCCTACTTTATTTACGACACGCTTACCGCCTTCCATAAAAACCTGACCGCCTCTACTTAAGGCAGGGCCTATTGCGCTTCCTATAGCTGTTGAGGTAGCCGCTTCACCTACATTTATTTCATCTTGTTTGCCTGCGTTTACTTTTACTTTTTGCTGACCTACGTTAAAACCACCAGCATATGTTGCGCCTTCTACAATCATAGCCAGGTCAGATGCATCAGGCTTTGCTGTTACAATTCTTTTAACTGCTTCTTTAAATCCTACTTTACTTAACTGCTTACCAGCTGCTTTACCAATAAGACCAATTCCCATAGTTCCCAGACCCACCAAATTAGAATAATCAAATACAGTGTAATAGGCACCACGCCAGAAATTCTCCGCTAACATTCCTTCACGATCAGATGTTTCCATTAGATAGTACATAGCGTGCATGGCTTGAGCAGGCGCACTTTCTAATTTAACAATATCAAAAACCATATTAGTAAAATTGTTTTCAAAGCTAGACATAAAATCTATGCCCCACTCTGAATATTCTTTATCTGTTTTTAATTCATCAGCACCAGGCATCATAAAGCCTCTAAGCATTTTAGATGCTCTTGACCAGTTAGGATCATCGACTACTGTTTCTTGTCGTAGCTTTTTAACTCTTTCTATTTCGCTATCTGAAATAAGATCATATGGGAAACCATAAACTTTTATTTGTTCTTTTTTATATGCCATAGCTTCTGGTGTACCTTCCTCAATCTCAGGAGGCAGACCTGTTTTTAAAGGTAATTCACCAGGATAATATTTTTGTTCTTTTGTGTTTGGGTCGTAGTAGATTGAATAATTATCTCCAGAGCCTTTATCGCTTCCGCTACCATGCCAATCTTTAGACCACTGCTTACTAAATATATCCATCTAATCCCCCAACCATAGCGGTAGCCTGGACTGGTCAAACGCTGGGTCAGCAAACAACGCATCTACATCGTCCAGTAATTTTTCGTAATACAGCAATCTTTCATCATCTCCAGCATCAGTAGCCATTTCTATAAAATCCAAAACTTGCGCCCTTGTAATTGCCATAGATTTAACTCTGGAAACCAAACTACTATTTTGTCCATCTTGCCCTGGTATTTGCTGTGTCATAATTCTAGGCAAATTATCAGTTACCCATTGGTCAGCATCAAATGTACCAGTAGTATCATTACGTCTTGCATTATTCATAGCAGCTATAGCAGCTGACAAAACATTAGCCTCTTGAGTTTTAAGCCAGGTTTTATCTAAATACATATCTGCTGGTACGCCTAATTCTTCTTTCATTCTTTTGATTGCATTCTTCATATTGTCATCGTAAAGACTGCTATATTTAGCAACGATTGTTTTGTAATAATCAAAAGTAATCTTTTTATCGTTTAAGGCTTTAGTAACATCAGACATATCATACTGTGGTGTTACCCTAACTAAATCCATTTCAAAATTAGCTTCAGTATTAACATCATTTCTTAATGCAAAAGAATAATCACCAGCACCTACTTTGGTATGAAGATCATATGCTCTTTTCATTTCTTCGTATTTTTCAGGATCGCTTTTCTTTATAGCAGCAAGTGCATTTTCCATAGTAGTTAGAGCAGCAGATTTATCGTTTGCATTATTTGTATCGTTGTAAATAATCAAAGATTGATTAAAGTTTGTACTTTCTACTCTTACAGTTTCTTCTCTAACTGTATTATTAAATCCAATTTCTTTAGTAGTATCATCCATAATATTATTCCAACCTGTACGCAGATTATTAATAATATTATTTCTATCTTCAGCTTTAGTAGAAAACAAAGCAGCCCTTACACTAGGTGGTAACTCTTGTGCTATTTTACTTTGTGGTCCTTTTTCTACAGCCAGCTTAACTCTATTATAAAAAGTTCCCCTGGTAGCAGATCCTTGTTTATACATTTCTTCTAGAACAACATTTGATTGTATCTGTAATACTCTTGCATCAAATGCATTAGCTAATTTGATAACCTGACTTTCACTCATACCAACACTAATAGCACCAGTTAACATTTTCTTTTTTTCTGTTTGGATAATCTCTGCTAACACTGCACCACTAGCTTTTGTTTCTACTAACTCACCTTTTTCATTTTCTGTTTGTTGGCTTACTGAACCAAGAATAAGGCTACGCAATCCACCATTTGTATTATCAAGAAACAATTCTGCACCAGCTGCATATGTAGCTATACGCTCATCTTTCTCACGTTTAATATATGCACTAGCTTCTGTACTTACTTTTCCATAAGCATACAGGCCCATCTCTGCTCTAAACTTTTTAGCCAGGGCTGGTGATGTTTGGTCAAATGTTGCAGCATACCCATCTATTACAGTGTTAAATTTATCCTGTAACATTGCAGGGTCTAAGTTTTGTTTTTCGTAATCAGTTAAATCAGTAAGGATAATTCTTTTAGCTGATAGAGTAACATCATCATATACAGCTGTAAGAGCAGCATTTTGTGCAGCCCTTCCATAAACACTATACTTATCTCCAGGTAACTCTACTTCTTTACCAGTAGATCTTGCAGCTTCTAATTGTTCTGCTGTTGGTGCGTTTTCTGCTCCAAACTCTGCACCTTCTATTTTTGCCATTCCTTCAGCTTGACGCATAAAGAAATTAGACATTTGATCTAGCTTGTTAGAGATAGCACCGTATCCCCTCGCTATTTCTTTTTCAGCAGCAAAGTCTACATTAGGTAAGTTTAACCTTTGTAGTTGCTGTTCATATCTAAGTTGCTCTGCCATTATACAATGGCCCTCATATACCCATCAGATAATGTTGCTTTTGCTGGTGCCATATATGATCCAGCTGCTGTAGTTGTGGCAGCTGTATTAGATGCAAACATTCCTGTTAGTCCTGATGTTCCGTAAACCTGACCAGCTGTTACAAAAGACATACCAA